TATGAATAAACAAGAATTAAAAGACCTTGTTAAAAGTTACTTTCAACTAGAAGACAAAAATATCGAAACACCAGAAACAGTAGAAGACAAATTCCAATCAGCTAAATTAGTTGACGGTACTCCTATTTCTAACAAGTCAGAAGACGAGTTTGAAGTTGGACAGGAAGTATATGTAACTACTGAGGCTGGAGAAGAAGTACTTGCTCCATCTGGAGAACATGCTTTGGATAACGGAGATGTTCTTGTTGTCGATGGAGGAGGTAAGATAACAGGTCTACACAAACCAGACGAAACTGGTCAGGGATCTTTATCTAAGGAGGAAGCTTCTGAAGAAAAAGAAACAGAAGTAGAACTTGCCGATGATGCAATTAATGAATCAGACGCTTTACCAATGGCTGAACATGAGGATGAAGATCACATGGACGAGCATAAGGATGAGCAAATGCCTGAAATCATTGAAGCTATTATGGCAGAACTTGCTCCTACGATAAAAGAGATGCAAAAAAAACTTGAAGAGCACGAACAAAAGATGGAAGAGCATGAGCAAAAAATGAAAGAACATTATGCTGCTGCTGAAGAAACTTCTGTGACTGAGAAAGCTTTTAGTAAAGCTGGATTCGGGTCTAAGCCGGAAGGCGACATGTTATCATTTAATCATGGTGACATTAAAAAGATGCAATACGAAAACATATTGAGTAGAGCTTCAAAAAACAACAAAAATTAATAACAACACTTTTAAATTAAATTATTATGGGATTAGATGTATCAGCATTATCAGACTTCAATAACGAAGTTGCTGGAAAAGTCGTACCAAAGATTGTATTTGAAGGGTACACTACTTCAATACTACCTATTCAAGAAGGTATCAAATATCAAGAACCTTTGAATATATTTGAAGTTGATCTTCAAGTACAAAACGGAGATTGTGTTTCTACACCTTCAGGATCTTTCGATGCTACGCAAAGAACAATTACAGTTACTCAAAGAACGTCTTACGATGGACTTTGTTTAGACAACCTAAACAAGAAGTACTTAGGTATTTCTGCTTTAGATAGAGGGTCTTACAATGAGACTTTCAAATTAGCTTCTGTATACACAGAGCAAATCGTTAACCAAATGAAGAAAAGCGATGACGCTTTCTTATGGGGTAGTGGCCAATTCGGCGACTGGACTTCAGGATCTACAGCGGGAGTTGTAATTCCAGATGCAGCAACAGGATCAGTATCTTCTGCTACAATCTTAGGTATTACAGACGCAATGATCGAGAATCTATCAGATGACGTAGCGGATCGCGACGATTTAACTATCTGGATGTCAGTTTCTAACTTTAGAAAATTCATTACTGCTTTAAGAGGAATCAATAACTATTACTTCGATCCTGCTTCTATTTCTAATAGAACTGGTATCTTACAAGTAGCTTATCCTTTCCAAAATGTAAAAGTAGTAGGTACAAGCGGTATCTCTGGAGACAGAATCGCACTTATGCCTGATGCTTATGCAGTAGTTGGAGTAGATCTACTAAGTGATGTAGACAACTTTCAATTATGGTATGATATGAATGCAGACCAAATGAAACACAGACTTAAGTCTAAATTAGGATCGCAAGTAGCGTTCCCTGAGTATATTGTTTCTAACGGACTAAACTAAGAAACCAAAACCAATAGGGGGTAATTAATTTTACCCCTTATATTAACTAACTAATAAAACCAACAATTATGGCATGTGATATTACAAGCGGCTTTTCACTAGCGTGTAGAGACAATACAGGAGGAATAAAAAACATTTATATTCTTTCAGGATCAGTTTCTTCTTTAGTAGAAGGTTCAGAAGGTTTAATTAGCGGTGTATCAGGTAGCGGTGTATTCTATAAGTTTGAGTTGACTAAAAATACTGGAGACTTTACAGAGACTCCAACAGTAAGTTTAGAAAATGGTACTGTGTTTTATGATCAAATCGTAAACGTAGCATTTCACAAACTACAGTCGTCAATTAGAAATCAGGTAAAAGTATTAAGCCAAAATCCTGACCTAAAAATCGTTGTTGAAACTAACAACGGTGTTGAGTCACCTTACACAGGTAGATTCTTCTATATAGGTAACAGGAGAGGGGCAACTTTATCTGGAGGAGCAGGAGCAACAGGTACAGCATTCGGAGATGCTAACCAATATGCACTTTCTTTCCAAGGTATGGAACCTGAACCAGCAGAAGAGATTTCAACTTCTAACGGTACTTTAGACGTCGCACTATCTGGAATAACAGTAGGCTAATTATTACAATAACTAAAG